GGTCAGGGCAGTAGCTTCTGGTGCCTTGACTGATGGTACTTCTGTTATTGTTAATGCCGATGGAACTGTGGGTGTTGTTGTAGAAACGTCACAAACTCAAGCGGCAGGGACAGCAACCGTTTTTGAGTCACCTGCCAGTGGTGGACTTTTTGTTATGGATGCGGTTTATGACAGCACTAATAACAAAGTGGTGGTTGTTTACAAAGACGGAAATAACAGTAGCTATGGGACAGCAGTGGTTGGAACAATATCAGGAACAAGCATAAGCTTTGGCTCTCCTGTTGTTTTTAGGTCTGCCCTTTTATATTCGGGAAGTAATGAAACGACACACGCCACTCATATTGGCGGTAAAATTGTGATTTGTTACGCAGATAGCGGAAACAGCGGTCACGGTTATGCTATTGTTGGAACTGTTTCTGGGACATCAATTTCATTTGGAACTCAAGTTGTATTTAACTCTGCGGCTACTTTTGAAGGGGCAGTAGTTTGCACAGATACTACTAATAACAAGGTTATTGTAGCTTATCGTGATGAAGGTAATAGTAATTATGGTACGGCTAAAGTTGGAACTCTGTCTGGGACTAGCATCTCGTTTGGAAGCGCCACTATTTTTAGGAGTGCTACGGTACAGGCTCTTAGCATAGGCTTTAATCCAAGCGCAGGGGTGGCAGTAGTTGGTTATAGACAGCCACCTTACGGCGGCGCTGATGCAAATGTTTTAACCGTCTCTGGAACAAGTATTTCTGCAGGAAGTAACTCTACTTTTAATGCAGGTTCTACTACTAACATCAATGTATTATATGACAGCAACGCACAGAAAACTGTTATAATTTATGTTGACGATAATAACTCTAACAAAGGTACTGGAATAGTCGGAACAATCAGCGGAACAGATATAACCTTTGGCAGTGAAGTTATTTTTAATGATGCAATTACGTCTCAACTGGGTGCTACTTTTGACAGCAATATAAATAAAGTTGTAATTGCTTACGCTGACAGTAATTCGCAGAGTAACTTCACTACTGGAATAGTCAGTGGAACTTCCATAACTTTTGGTCAGACAGAGACACAATTTTATGACGATGGCTCTGGAAATATTCATTTTTATGCCCGTCTGTGTTTTGATACCTCTACTAATAAATGTATCGTAGCATTTAGAGATAACGGTGGTACTGGCTACGGTGCTGTTCTTACGGCAGGGGCAACTATCACTAACCTCACCTCAGAAAACTTCATAGGCTTTTCAGATGGTGTATTTTCAGACACTGACAGCGCAGTAATAAACACAGCTAACACAATAGATAGAAACCAAAGCGGCCTCACAGCAGGGCAAACATATTTTGTGCAAACGGATGGCACACTTGGAACAACCGCGGCAGATCCCTCCGTAACAGCAGGAACCGCTATCTCGACTACGGAACTAATAGTGAAAGGTTAGACAATGAAAACTATCGTAGAAACATCAACTAAGTTAAGCAAGTATCTCCTTGCAGATGACGTAGTAATCACAGCGACATCAGATAATATTACAGTAGGTGATCCTGCTCAGTTTATTATTGCTGATCTCAACAGTGGCAACGCTACTATTACTGAGAGTGTGACTAACGCACCAAGCGATTGGACGGGCAACAAGTATAAGTTAGATGGCACAACTTGGTCAGCCAATCCTGATTGGGTAGATCCAGACGCTGAAGAGGGTGGGGAGTAACAGTAATGCCGCGTGTCATAAGCAATGATGAGAGTTTACCAAGACAGGAACACGCTGTAGCTAATGGTACAATAACTAAGGGCGCTCCTGTTGTTGTAAACGCTGATGGCACAGTTGGCCCTTCTGCAGGTAGTGTAGACTTTTTAGAGGGGACAGCAGTAAACTTCTCAACGCAATTTGATGGTGGTGTGGGCTATGATAGCACAAATAACAAGATTGTTGTTGCTTGGGCAGATGAAAGTAATAGTGCTTATGGTAGTGCTAGGGTTGGTACAATAGACCCTAGTGATAACTCAGTTACATTTGGATCTACTACCGTTTTTGAATCTGCAGGTGTTAAAGTTAAACATGGTAGTATAGCGCATGATGTTGCAAATAATAGAATAGTTATTGCTTATAAAGATGAAGGAAATTCAAATTACGGAACTGCTGTAGTCGGAACAATCAGCGGTACAAGTATATCTTTTGGTACTCCTGTTGTGTATTCATCTGAAAGTAATGTTGTAAACAATTTAGCAATATACAGCCCTACAGATGAAAAAGTTTTAATTGTGTATAGATTGGCCGCAGGATCAGGTAGAGCAAATGTCGCAACTGTGTCTGGGACAAGTATTAGTTTTGGAAGTTATGCAGAATATCACTCAAATGTTTCAAGCGTTTCAGCAGCCTACATAACAACAGCAAATAAATTTTGTATATATTATTTAGATACTAGTGGCAGTTATCCTTCACAACATACAGAGGCGAGAATAGGAACAATTAGTGGTACATCTGTTTCATTTGGATCAGCTAACCAGATAAGCCCGACTTCTAGTTCCGCAGGTGAATTGCCAAACCAAGGAAGGGCTGTTTACGATACAAAAAACGATAGAATGATTTTTACATGGGCTGAAACTGATAATGGTGGTCATGCAATTGTAGGAACTGTTAGCGGTACTTCTATATCTGTTTCGGGTGGAGGAACAGTTTTTTCTAGTGAACCTATAACCTCTGATATTGGTTTAGTGTTTGATGAAAACGTAGGTAAAGTTTTAATATTTTATAGAGAAACTGTTGGTGGAACAAACGTTCGTAAGTTTATTATAGGTACAGTTGACTCTTCCGATAACTCTATAAGTTTTAATACAGAAGCTAGCTTTGGCCCTAATACAAACTCTACAAGTAAATATACTACAGTTTATGACTCTGGATCAAAAAGAACTGTAATAGCATGGGATGATGCTTCTGACAGTGAAAACGGATATGTTACTGTCTTTACTGTTGATGGTACAGCACAAAACCTCACTTCAGAAAACTATATGGGCATAGCTCGTAGCGGTGCAACCTCTGGTTCAGGAATTGTTGTTGATACGCAAGGTGCAATAGCCGACAACCTATCAGGTCTAACAGCAGGGCAAAGCTACTTTGTTCAGACGGATGGTACATTAGGTACAACGGCTGCTGATCCTAGCGTCTTTGCAGGGACGGCTGTAGCGGCAACTAAACTTATCGTGAAAGGGTAACTATGTTAAAACGTATAGGGGCTGAAGAAAGTGGTGAGTTTAAAGCAATAGCCAGTGGCACATTGCCAAGCGGTAAGCCTGTTATTGTAAATGCTGATGGAACTGTGAGTGTTGTTAGTGGATCGGATGCTTCTATAGGATCAGCAGCAGTTTTTGAAAGCGCAAGCACAGGTAAAACCGCTTCAACATTTGACTCAAGTAATAATAAAATAGTTATATGTTATAGGGATGTGGGTAATAGTTCTCACGGCACTGCCGTTGTAGGTACAGTTAGTGGAAGTTCTATTTCTTTTGGAACACCAGTAGTATTTAATGCTGCCTATACTAATGAACTAAGTGTTATCTTTGATAGTAATTCTAATAAAGTGGTGGTGGTTTATGCACATAGTTCGCAAGGGACAGCCATAGTAGGCACAGTGTCAGGAACTAGTATTTCATTTGGAAGTGCTACTGTCTTTGATGCGGCTCAAGGTATCTACTTGGGTGCTACTTTTGACAGCACAAACAACAAAGTTGTGGTAGTTTACACAGGAACAAACAACTATGTTGAGTCAAGAGTAGGAACTATTTCTGGTACGTCCATAAGTTTTGGTACTGCTGTAGTTGCTAAATCTTCTTCTACAGACGGAAATGCAATTACTTTTGACAGTAATAGAAACAAAATAGTAATAGTATCCAGAATAAGCACAAACGCTCAAGCAATGGTAGGCACTGTGTCAGGGACAGACATTAGCTTTGCAAGTTCTGTTGGTATAGGAACTTCAACTAAATTTTTAGCTCTTACTTTTGATAGCTCAAATAATAAAGTTATTACTGCTTTTGTGGATGGTAGCGATGCAGATCAAGGTAAAGTTATTGTTGGAGATATAGATGGTAGTGGAGTTATAAGTTTTGGCACTGCTGTTGAATACAATGCTAATATAGACGAACAACAAGGAGTTGCTTTTGACAGTAATACTAATAAAGTTATTGTTGCTTACGACTCAGCAGGTACAAGCAAAGGGCAGGTGATAAGCGGTACAGTTAGTGGTACTAGTATATCCTTTGATTCGGAGACAGTATTTGAGGCTGCAAATGTTGAAGGTGTTTCTGTTGCTTTTGACAGCAATGCTAACAAAAGTGTGATTTCTTATATAGACGCAGGAAACTCAAATTATGGTACTTCTGCTGTCTTTGCTCCTGCCTCTACAACCCTCACCTCAGAAAACTACATTGGTATGTCCAAAGGTGGGGCTGTAGCTAACACCAAAGGTGCAACTGTAGATATTATTGGCTCAGTAAATGATGAGCAATCTGGCCTCACTGCAGGACAGCAATATTTCGTACAGAATGATGGAACGATAGGCACAACGGCTGCAACGCCAAGTGTACTGGCAGGGACTGCTATCTCTGCAACAGAACTCATTGTTAAGGAGTAAGTCATGTATGAAATGTTAGACCTGATGATGCAGTGGCTTGTTGCTCCAATAGCTTTTGTTGTATGGTTTCTGTTTATGAAGTCTACAAAGAACGAGAAGGACATTGCAGTATTACAAACACAGTATGAAGCTAATAGAGTAGCCTACGATAGAGAGATGAAAGAATTAAAAGAAACTGTCAAGGCAATCTTTAATAAGCTAGATAGTATAGAGCAATCATTAAGAGATAAGTAATGGACCCAGTAACTTGTGTTGCAATGGCTACAGGTGCGTTTAAAGGCTTGAAAGCGGCTATTGGGGCAGGGAAAGACTTACAACAAATGACAGGACAGCTTGCTAATTGGGGCAAAGCTTTCTCTGACTTCACAAATATAGAAGAGCGAGAGAAGAACCCTCCGTTCTGGAAGAAGACGTTTAAGGGGTCTGACGAAGAGACCGCTATTGAGATCTTCGCTAATAAGAAAAAAATGGAACAGATGAGGGAAGAGATAAAAGATCACATCTCTTGGAACTATGGGCCTAGTGCTTGGAAAGAAGTTTTAGCTATAGAGGCAAGGATGCGTAAACAGAGAAAAGATGAACTTTATCGAAAACAAGAGATGGTAGATAATGCTATAAACTGGGCTATAGGTTTAACAATCTTTGCTACAGGAACAGCAGTTTTATTGGGTGTTTTTTACATGATAGGTAAAGCTCAAGGTAGGTGGTAATGTGGTTCTTAGTATGGATGCAATTTACGATAGGAACTCGTGACTTCGAGTACTACCAAGTAGGTACATACGGATCAGAAGAAGCTTGTAAAGAAGAAATGGTAAAAGCAAGAGTGATGATAACGAATAGTAAATCAGCGGTGCATTGCTTTGAGGTTGATAGAAATAAATAATAAGTTTGTAGTATATGATAAGAACGGCAATGTTGTAATAATCACTAGTAATAAAAGCATTGCTATAAAATACGCGAGGGATAATGGCACACACGGTAATTGATGATTGGAAAATTATACCAAGGCTAATGATGTTGGCTGTAACTATACTAACATATCAGGCTGTTCATTGGTACATGGCTTTACCTGATCCGACAATACAACAGTCAGGTCTTGTGTCTGTTTGCATGGGGGCTTTAACAGGGTGTTTTGGTATTTGGATGGGTAAAGAATCTAAAACAACAGTAACACCAACGAGAGTGATACATGAAGAATCTTATAGCAAGTCTTCTGATAAGTAGTCTTCTTGTCGGATGTGCAACAATACCATCATTCCTTAATCCTTTTTCTAGTAAAGGAGGCCCTTCTGTAAATGCCAATGTCCTTGCAGGTAAAGAAAATACACAGCAGTTGGTCGGACAACAGAACCAACAGGATGCAGGTAGAGACATTAATACAACGACAGTTACGAAAGAAGTCGAAGCGGAAAAGATCGAAGAAATCAAGATCTCAAACACGAATATACCAATCTGGGTTATACTCTTGCTCTTGCTTGGGTGGTTACTGCCCACACCAACAGACATATTTAGAGGGATTGGGAACATATTCTCTACAGTCTTTCAGAGGAAGAAATGATATGAGTTTTAAGTTAGGTAAAAGAAGTATAGAAAAACTAGAGGGTGTTGATCCTACACTCGTTAAGATAGTTGAAAAAGCGATTCAAGTGAGCGAACAGGATTTCTCTGTGATTTGTGGTTTAAGAACCAAGGCAGAACAAGAAGCTCTTGTTGCAAAGGGCGCATCACAGACTATGAAATCTAAACATTTAGAAGGCAGAGCCGTAGACCTGATGGCATACGTTGCAGGATCAGGCGGTAGATGGGAATTAAATCTATATGATGAAATTGCTGATGCTATGGCTCAAGCAGCATCCCTTTTAAGAATTACTAATTTGCGTTGGGGGGCAGCTTGGCATATAAATGATATAGGATCTTGGTGGGAGAACGGTAAGCCTATGGAAGAAGCTATGAATGATTATGTTGATCTAAGACGGTCACAGGGGCGAAGGCCCTTTATAGATGCTCCCCACTTTGAGCTTGTATAAAACTAAAGAGGCCCCTTACGGGGCCTTTTCTTTTATTAGTTCTTTGAGATACCATTGAGCTTTTTCTAGGTCTTCTACTCCATTCTTGTACCTGTATCGCCAGAGATATTTTATTATATTCCCCTGTAGGTAATGCTCATATCCTTCTCCTGTTGCGGCTCGAATAGCATCAATACATTCGATACCTGCTTGATTATAATGTTTCGGGTTATTTACTATGTCAGACATTTTCCACCTGTGGTAAGATTAGTTTTGATATTGGCATGTTGTAAGCATCTGCCTTGAATGTAAAGTTGTTCGAGGGGTCTTTGTCTCCCTTCTTGAAATGGGTACTATCCTCATAATATTTATCTCTAGGATACCAACCAAGAAACCAACCAACATGAAGGTCATTATGAACACGGACAAAAGCATAATAGTCGCACTTCTGTTTGTAGTAAGTGTTTATAGAGCATTCATAGAAAGGTTTTGGTTCTACTGAAGTCCTTTTGGTCTTAACATCAACAGTTTTTCCATCGGGGAGTAGTATGTCATAGTCTACATTCTTAGCTATATTATCAAACCTACCACCTAAAATAGACAAAGCTATTTCTTCCCCAACAAAACCTGCTAGATTGCCTTGACCTCTTGTTATGCTGCGACCTAGAGATCCTAATTTCTTAGCCTTATCTCTAGATCTAAGTAGCATATCGTCCTGTACGATAACCTCTATCATTATATATCTACAACCTCACATACATCACCTGTACAAGCAAAGGTCTGACTAGATTTTGTCGTGTCCTCTTTCTCGTACTCTTCGAGTTTAGACCAATCTATGTATTTCGGGGTGTTATGGTATAACATGTCATAGTCCTCTTTTGTACACTCTTGATAAGGTGCTTGCTGATAAACATGATCTGAATGAGGTAGGAAGGATACCCCAGACATTTCATCAAAGTGTTTATAAACAAATGCACCTACCTCAAACCATTCATCATCCCTTACTGTACAGGTGATACTTGGCTTATGTTCACACCAATGTCTCTGGTATATAAGCCATGTTTCTAATTGTTCAATAGCTGTGAGATTATTTCTTACAATAGCTCCGTCTGGAGATTTGATAGGGAAGCTAAACACTGTTGTTGTGTCTGGCTTCATAACACAAGGTTCGCTTGATACTCCTTGATCTTTTAGGAACTGAGTTAATGGGTCTTTGTTATCCCCTCTAACTGTGCGAATGTAATAATCGCTGTGGCGAGAATGAATCCCACTAGCGGAGTCAACAAGTTGAGAGACAGTACCACTTGGTTTGACACAAGTGATAGCAGTAGAAGGGTTGATACCAAGACGTTCAGCCCATTCAGCATTTGTAGTAATCGCAACATTTCGTAGCCTTTCTAAGGTTTTGCCTAGACCGCTATTCTCTTTGGTCAGGATTGGGTTATCCATTATCCCTGTGAGTGACACACCCAACAGTCGTTCTTCTTCTGTATTTCGCTGCCACACCTTTCGCAAGTAGGGGAATTTGGTGTACGTTGATTGGATTGTTCCCAGAATTGTTGCCAAACGGACTTTTCGCTCCAGATCGTTAATAGTATCCTCTTTGCGAACAACAACTTCTGTAAGATTGCAGAACTGATAAGGCCGTAATATAATTTCACTACAGGGGTTACAGCCGAAATCATGTTCAATATCCCTTCTCCCATTCTTTGCAGCTTGTTTTTTAGATGCTTCACGGTTAAATATACCCCTCTCTCCTGATTTACTTTCAATAAGAGCCAACCATTCTCTCATAAAAGTTTCTGCCTCTGGTTTTTCTGTATATGCTACAGAGTTATTAGAGAGCGCCCTATGTCCATTGTGCTCATACCATAGCCCTGATTTAGCATGACGCATACGATCATCCTGTAGATTAGATAAGCTGATCATAGCAGAGCGTCTGACACCGCCAGAGACAACTACGTTACCTATGAAGCACATAATATCATGGCACTCTAAAGAGGAAAGCTGTCTTCCTTGTGCTCCATTGAATGTTGATAAAACAAAGTTAAATAAATCAATTAAAGGAGCAGGTCCAGACGCTCGACCACCAAAGATCTTTAGCCTAGCTCCTGCAGGTCTGATTTTAGATACATCCCATTTAGGGATCTCACCAGAATACAACAATGCAATAAGTAGTCTTAAAGCTTTAGCCCAACCCTCTTTACTATCTTTAACAGTAATTGTTGTGTCGCTATCAAATAAGGTAGGAACCTCTGGTAGTTTCTCAATGTACTTGCGTTCTACACTGAAACCTACCCCTGTACCGCAAAGCAAGATGTACATAGCTTCATCGAATGATTTAATGTCATCTACTGGAAGGTAAGAGCAGTTATATCCTGCAGTGTTATCACGATCTAATGCAGCACCTGCAGTCATTAAAGCTCTCATAGATGGCATAACATCTAGCTTAAGTATTGCCCTACCGATAGAGTCTACAAAACTATCATCTCCTACTACTGGTTTTACAACGTTATCCATGTAGCGGTTAACAGTCTCATGCCAAGTCTCACGCCTACCTTCATTCTCTACCCATCTTGCATATTTACCTATGGCAATGTACTGCTGATAAGCTGTTGGGATTGTATTCTCATTACTTTTCCAACTTTCATCGTAGTAACCAAATGCGTCTAGGTCTGTTTCATTAAGCATATTCTACCATCCTTCCATAAAATTCTGTTGCCCCTTTATGTTCTGCATCGAACAAATACCAACAGCAGTTGTCTTTTCCTACGCCCTTACTTCCTTCAATCCACTTAACTCTTCCAACACTAACAACCTTAGAGCAGTAGGTCATTAAGATAGCCGATTGTTTTGTGTGCATCCAATCCGCATCAAACAGTAGCCAAGACTTACAGATAGCCATAAAGTTATCTATCATTGCATGTAATATCTGTCTTTCCCAAGGTGGGTTAGTTATTATAAATGTTTCTGGGTCATAAAGCTCCGTCTGTAATTGTAATGCGTTAGCCCTCAATATATCTGCCCTTTGAGGCTCTATATCAATAGCTCCATGACAAACACCTGATCCACCTGTAAGAGTGTGGATATGATCTATGAGTCTGCCATCCCCTGCACAAGGTTCGATGTAATCGAACTTATACGGCAAGTGAGATATAAGCGGCTCAATAGCCTCTATAGGTGTGGGATAATAATCCCTTGGCCTTCTTTCAAAGTCACTGCGTTTGCCCATTAGTGAAGCTTCTCTGGGGCTACATAGAACTCTAATTCCACTGGCTCTAAAGTTGGTTGACTTAACCTCTTCTTAAACTCGTAGGCTGAAGTAACATTGTCAAAGGGGATATCATCTATGAAAACCTCGTCATCATCTCCCTGTATCTTACAATTTAACCATATGTTGCCCTCTGGATCTTCTACTGGGCCATCTAAAACTGCGTGAACTTTATACACTACTTTCTCCATCTCTTTATAAGCTCCATATAGTGATCAAGTCCAACCATTACAACCCAGTCTTTTCTATCAGCCCTGAAAAATACAACAGGCTCATAATTACCTTGGTCTGCTTGTGAAATCCAATCATAAACTGTTTGTAGGTTCTTCCTTCTTTTAACTTCTATCGACAAAGGTAGGAGTTTTCTTGCTTTTGGGGATAACTGAATGTCTTCTCCAGATTGCCCCATAGCCGTACTTCTAACATCATCAGGCTCTAGTCTTGGAAATGCCTTGAGGATAGCGTCTCTTATCTCTTGTTGTCCTAGTCTTCCTTTGGCTTTACTGGCACTGGCGGTTCCCATATCTCTCCCTCCTTCCGTCTTAACCAAAGTAATCTGGCATTTTCTAAAACACGGTCTGTGTCTCCATCATACTCTTTAATACAAGCTTTCCAGAGTTCTTTTTCTGTTTTGCATTTATCAAGCATCTTATCAGCAGTCTTTTTGCCAACTTGATAAAGCCCGACAATATTATCTGCGCTATCTCCAGACAGGATCTGTGAGTAGAAGAACTTTAAACCTGACCAATCGTCAACTTTAGTCCATGCCCCTGTATTGAAGTTAAAATGCCAACAGGGGATCTGCAGCATATCTTTATCTATAGATGCAACAACAGTATCAGAACCTAATTTTGTTGCCTCTTTCGCAATAAGATCGTCAGCTTCTTCCTCCTCGCTAACAATTGCATCATACTCCTTTACCATAAAGTCTCTAATGTGACTCAGGTGTATAGGCTTTTCTCTCTTTGCTCTATTCCCCTTGTAGGGGTATGATTTAGCAATGTCGTATCTAAAGTTTCCTTTACCTGTGAGGAAGACCATGTAATCGCTTTTGTCTGGAAAAGGTAAGGCAGTTTCCCCAAGAATGTAATCAAGAATATCCGTACACTTTTCTACTGCATCCTTGGGGGAACTATCGTTAGTGGCAAAGGCTGCTCTATAAGCAACAATATCACCATCAATCAGCACTTTGCCTTTGACCATTAGAAATCACTCCAGATCATTTCGCCATCATCTTTTTCAACGGCTACTGCTTTTACATAGGTAAACCCTGCGGCTTGGCAAAACTCACTAAACAACCAGAGAAGGTCATTTATATCTTCTATGTCTTCACGTTCCATAGAGGTTTTACCTGTGAAGCCATCGTCCTTAGATTCTGATTCAGCTATGATCTGTATTTTCATGTTACCCTACCATAAACAGTTCATCGTCTTCTGTTATTTCATCTAGTGAAACATAAGAGACATGTTCAGTTACACCTACGTTTAGTAGTCGGATACCTGCACCACTTGCATAAGTCTCAAACTGCACTTTTGCTTTAGTACCGTTACCTAATGCACCGTCTTTCTCAAAGTCCCACAACCGTCTATTGTCTTTGCCCTGAGTTAGGTCTACAACTTTAGGAACGCCACCGTAATCAACCTCTACAGGATCTCCTGTCTTACGGTCAGTAAAAGTTTTAACGTCACTCACGGCTCGTTTGAGGCGCATAAATTTACCAATACCATAATCTGAGTTACCCTCAAGAATACGGTCACTGTTCATAGGTTTTGGATCAAGCCCACCTGCGATTAATTCTTGAATTTGGTTTTCGTCTGTGAAGTAACCGTTTACAGCGTACTGACCACCCTTCTGAAAGATTGCCTGTGCAGCACGAGGTCCATCAGGGCTTCCCATATCTGCGTTTTGGGGGAATACTTTTGCATATTCAAGAACCATATCCATAGTATATTTTGTCATTCGAGTGTCCTTTCTAGACTCTGGTAATTATATATATGTACTTTTTTGAGCGTTTGTAACAGAAAGTATAAAAAATATTTTAGTGTATCTCTGCATACGATTTGCCAAACTGTGCGTCTACGCCTAGAACAACATTTAATTGTAGCTCTTGGTTCACAGATTTGATTGCTAAGTCCATCACGTTTTCAACAACATCTTCTTTTCCTTCTTCAGTTAAAGCTATCACTTCATCATGGAATTGACCTATGGTCTGTATTCCCATCTTACGACATTCTTTTACCCAACTGTCGAAACAGTAAACACCTGTTCCTTGATTTAGAGTTGAGAACCTGTCCTTGTCAGATCGTAGGCTATACCAGAACTTTGACACTGGGTTTTGTATCCATTGTGATCCGTTTACCTCTCTTATTGTAAGATTGTTTGCTACCTTCTGTACTGCCCAGTTACGTGACCAAAAGGCATCTAGTAAGCTCTGGGCCTCAGACTTGCTCATACCTGTCTCACGAGCCAGTTTAGAAGCTCCTACGCCATATGTAGCAGAGTAGTTAACCACCTTATAATTCTTACGCAGGGCTTTCAGTGATCTTTCACCAGAGTTGTGTTTGTCAATATCGTCTTGTGTAACAATCCCTGCGTGTTTTGCTAGGTCAAGGTGTGGATCAAAGCCATCCTTGCTCATTTCCTCTACATAGTCTGGATCTAGTGGTTTCATGTAGTGACGTTTCGTTGTGTCTTCTAGTGATGTCATATCAGCACCACACAACGTATGACCCTCTGGAGCTACCAGACAACCTCTAATTTCTTTTCCATAAGGTCTGTCAACGGAAGGCAGATTGACAAGTGGCTTGGCGTGTCGAAACCGTAGTGTATTTGTAAAACCTGCGATAGACGCTTTGACGAAACCATTTTGCTCTGATTCCAACATAGACTTGAGTATGCCAATCCTATGAGTGAGAACTGACAAACCATCAAGAAGAGCAATACTAGGTTCAATCTTCTCAAGTTCTTTAACTGACGAGCATAATTCTCCATCTTTTCTTACCTGTTCTATCTTACGTTCACTTCCATCGTCTTCTCTCACGTATTTGAAGGTTCGAGGCTTCCACCCCAGAGAGTCGAGCCAATCTTTGACTTGTACCATACTGTTAGGGTTCGCAAGTTCTTCTCCTGATTTGACCACCATACTCTGTGTAGAAACTGGTTGCCTCTCCTGTTCACAAAGCTGTACCCATTT